TTGCAACGCTGCTGCTAACTTTTCTTGCTCTGCCTTTGCCTTTGCTGCTGCGGCTGCTTCATCTGCTTCCTTTTTGGCTGCCACTGCTGCTGCATTTTTGGCATTTGCTTCTGCACGCTTGGCTGCCTTGTAATCGGGGTCTGCTTTGGCCCAGAACGCTTTTTCTTTTGGGCTTAGCTTCTTGCCGTTAGCAATTTTACCGGCTGCTATGGCCTGCCATTGGCTTTGCTCGGCTGCCTCAAACGTATCTAGCGCCATTTGCTTGCGCTGCTGTAGCGTTGCACCCGCCCACTCAGGCTTTTTGCTTGCCTTGGTGTAAGCTGCCGCCTTGCCTTTGCTTTGTGTTGGCCAATCGTTCAGCCACGCAATAGCATCATCCTCAGCATCTACCGCCGCCGCCTGCAATTGTTCCTTAGCTTTAAGTTCTGCCTTTGCACTTGCTTGGGCTGTAGGGTTAAACGCCACCAGCGCGCTTTTGCCTTGGTCTACCAGCGCATTAAGTTGGGCTAGGGTGATTGGGTTGCCGCTTTGATCAACTAGGTCTAACAGGCTTATTTTGCCCTCTTTAAACAGGTTGTACCGGCCTGCACCAAGCACCTGCTCTTGGAAGCCCTCGCCTTGTTTAGCCAGCCATTGCTCAAAATTAAGGTCTACCGCTACCTGCCCATCCATACTGGCCTGCGTTTTGCGCATAATGGTTGCGGCCTCATCCTTACGCTTACCTACGCGCATTAGCATTTCAAGGAAGATGGCGTTTATGGTGTCACCGTTAGCCCTAAGTTCTTTCTTCTTTTTGGCCGCCAGCGTTTTGTCCTTGGATAAGTCAGTCCAATCTTTCAACCACGGCGTTATTAGGCTTCGGCAGTTCCAATGCGCTGGGGGTGGGCTATATTCCTTGTCATGCCCAACAGCATTAAAGCTTTTGTCCCAAGTTAATCCGCTGCGGGCTTTGCATATGTGGGTGGTACGCCCGTCAAGGGTGCTGAGCCACTGGTAGCCGTTGTATAAGTCCTCGTTTGCTTGGTGTGTAGCCATACGCGCCGCATGGCTAACCGCCTGTACGCTTGTGCGAACAAGTGCCGCTGCTTGGTGTTTCTTGACATTAATTATGCCGTCCTTAAACCCGTTAACCTTTGTACCGCGAACACGGCGCACCAACTCATCAACGCTTTCCCCTAAAAGCATGCCTTGGCGTATTTCATTCTTAAACTTGGCCTGCAAATCTAGCTTCTGGCTGGCCCACCACTCTTTGCTTGGCGCGCCCATAATTAACGCTTCGCTTGCAATAGCCTGTAGCTGCGCAACCGTTGGCAAACCGGCTAACTGCACCCCCGCAAATGCCTTATTAACGCTAGTAACTGTTGCCTTGGCTTCAGCCGCCACAACGCCCTTTAGCGCCTTGTCATGATTTTTCTTGATGCGGGTATAGTAGTCGTTGGTAGTGCCGTTAATCTGGCCTAAAAGCGCCTTTAAACGCTTTTGTCGGTACGTGCTAGGGCCAACGCCAGTAGGGTCGGCTTTCTTAATGGCAGCCTCAATATCAACTGCTAATTTTTCTAGCAACTCCATTACCGCGTTAACCTCGTTGGCCTTTAGGCGCTCAAGGTTAAGGCTTTGCAATATAAGCCCTTCGGCTACATCGTCTGCTGCATTTGCATTGGTGCCCAATGGGCTAGGGCGTGTGGCCATTACTACACTCCAATATGTGAAACTGTAAGTTCAACTTCAGAATTACTTAATTAATTCCAGTTCCACCTCGGCGGGGGTGGGCGCTTCTTCTTCCATAATTGGCATAGCCCCCTGCATAACACCGGTTTCCAATAAGTCTTTAAATTCCTCAATGCTGTAATCGGGCCGCAGCATCTCGCCGCGCTGCAAGTTATAAAGCAGGTCATCTAGTGGGATTGCACCGGACTGCCATGCACCTACAAGCGCTCCCAACTCCTGCGCACCCATACGGCTGTCCATAAAGTCGCGGTTAAGCTGTATAACAGGCTCAGTATTAAGCCCCTCCCAATCGCTAAACCATTGCAAGCATTGGGTAAGGCCAGCACTAACGGTTCCGCTAATGTTGCTTAAAACGCTGCTTTCACCGCTGCCACGCAACCTAACTGTTTCGGCTGCCTCTGCGCCCTTCTTGGTTTCCTCAAGCATACGCGCGCCTAGCATAGCCATCATGGCTTGCTTACGGTTAAGGCTGTTTTCAAGGAAGGTTAAGCCAGCGCCACGGTACTCCAGCATGCCAACTTGGCTGTCCGTAGGTAATAGCCACATGGTGCCGCTGCCAATGGTGTAGTCACTTGCATCCTCGGCACGTATGCCTGTTATGTAAGGGGTTGGCTGGCTTGTTAAGTAATTGCCCTGCTCCAAATCCGCTGTAGTGCGGTAATGGCTCATATTAACGTTTACAAGGTCAAGGATTGGGGACTTTTCGCAGTCGGGCGTTAGGGTGGTGGGGCCAATAAACTGAAAAGGTATGTAATCCAAACGCTCACCACGGAAGTTTGGCTGGTATTGCTCTAAAAGGGCATAACCACTTTCACCCTTTTCGTTTTTGGTTTCCACATAAACCCGCACTTCATAAAAGCCATCATCATCAAGCATTAGCACGCGGTATCCATCTTTATACACAGTGCCAAACCCATCGTCTGAGGGCAGTTCTTTTTCTTCGTAAAGCACAACTTGGTCAAGCTTTACAACCCCGTTAATGTTACGGGTGCGCCAGTTATGGATAGACTCCGCTGCATAGCCACGGAAGTATGGGCGGTTATTTTCATCTGTGCTGCGGTCAACTAACACGCCAAACCGGCCCAGCGTTAAAACCTCCTCAGCGCATGTTTTGGCAAACGTTTCCAGATCAATACCGGTTAGCGTTACGTTCTTCATCGGTAGGCGCATACGCTCTGGCACATCAATCATAGGCGTTTTTCGGAACACAGCGCCTACAAGACCCTGCACGGTACGGCCAGTAGCACCATAGAACATAGCGCGCTGTAGGTACCCATGGTAATCCATCAAGTCCTGCCCGCTAGGCTTTGGTAAATGCTCTTGTTCAGCATCCTTTACTGCATCTTCGCCGCTTACAGCGTGACGTATGCGCCGCCATGCCGTTTGCCATTCCATGTAGTCTCTGTGGGTGTCGTTAATTGCCATTAGAAATATCCTTTAAGTTTTACAGCGCCGCTCACAATGTTGGTTAACGGGAACTGGTCGTGAACTAAATAGCCAAGCGCATCGACCATGTGGTCTAAACCACCACGCTTGTCTGGTGAATTGGTGCCATCGCGGTACGTTTGCCCTTCTAAACCTTTGATAAGGCTTTGGCATCGTGGGTGTACCAGTAACCTAACGCGCCCATTAGCATTGCAACAAAGGCTGTTAACCTCGTTAATCCTATCCACCACGCTTGGTGCCACTTTTGGCGCACTAAGCACGAAACCTGCCTGCTGTATAATTGTAAAATCTGTTTGACCTACCGCTGCGCTTGTTTTTCTGGCCCTACCTGCTGGGTCAGGGCACACGGTAATAGCCCTTGCGCCATACCTGTCTTGTATCGCCTTGCACATTAGTTCGGTATTGGCATCAGCCATTTCTATTTCATCAAAGACATGCAACTCATCAGCAACTACCTGCGCAACCACGGCACTCATGGGATTAACGTTGAAATCCATGCCTATAAACAATTCATAGCCGTAGTCGCCTATATCTGGGTCTAAGTTATCCCTGCGGTCAAACTGCCTGTAGACGCGGTTTCCTAACGTTTCAAAGCTGGCCTCAAACTCTTGCTTAAAAAGGCGCTCATCCATTAGTTCCCGCGCTTGGTTAAGTTCGCCCTCTGGGACTAAGCCGCCCTCCAGTGTTGTGCTGTGGTGCACGCTCCAATCATCGTGGGCTTCCGCATAGCTGTATAGTTCATAAAACCAGTTGAAGCCTTTTGGTGTGCCACATAGCACAGCGCCGCCTTTACGGTCTGCCAGCGCCGGTAACAGGACTGCATACCATGTGTCTGCGGCCATATCTTGCGCCTCATCGGCTACCACAAAGTCTAAGCCCACGCCTCGCAGGCTGTCGCCGTTATCCGCGCCGCGTAAACTTATTTGGCTGCCATTAAGCAGCGGAATACTTAAGTCGCTTTCGTTTGGCTTGCCAGATGCATAACCCAACCCAAGCACCAAATCCTTTAGTTCTTGCCATATAATTTGCTTTGCCATGCGGTAGGTAGGGGCTACATACCAAACCCGTTGGTTTGCCTTTTCCAGTGCCTTGCTGGTTAGCAATACATTAGCCAAAAACGTTTTGCCGCTACGCCTGCCTGCCACATTCATGCGGAACCTGCTTGTGCTACTAAATACTCGGCTTTGCGGCATGTTTAATTTTACGGATAGGCGGGGCACCTCATCCTCTGCGGGCATTTCTTGCCTGCCCCCATTTTCCCACTCAAGTAATTCATCGGCAGCACTAAGCATTATTGTTCGCTCACCACAACCTCAAGCTTTGGTAGCTGGGCAATTTCCAAAACGTTTGTTTCCCGCCAACCTGCGCGGCACTTTAGCCAAAACATAGTGCTGGCTGGGTGCTTGCCACTTGTGGCCATTTGGTAAGCGGTTTGGTGTACGCGGCCACTAGCCACTGCACCCCCGCGCTTAATGTCATCTGCAAAATGTTTAAACAATGTACTGCGCGCTACGCCAATGGTATCCGCTATTTGGTCAGCACGTAGGCCATAGCCTGCTAGTGCTTCAACTTGTTCGCGGTCACGTTGCGTTGGCTTGTAAGCTGGCCGACCCTTGCTTTTGCTGGGTAACTTGGCTGCTTTACTGGCCTTGCTCCGCTTGGCCTTAGCTGCACCTGTCTCCGACTTGGATGCTGCCATCTTTTATACCGTCCGTTTAATAGTTAACGAAAACTTTGTAACTGTTCGCCTATATGCCCCACTAAGCGCATAAACACCGCTATTGGCACAACAATTAACCACGCAACTAGGTAGGCAATGCCGCCTATTAAAAGGACTACTGACACTGCAATGAAGTACATTAGCCCGATAGAGAAAAGGCATGCGGTCACCGACCAATACTTAATAATTGCCATTGCTTTACGCTTACGCTAGTTGGTTCCAAATAGGATACAGGCTAAAAGCGCGTCAGGAAACTAAAAACAGTGCCCATGGCGCTATTTAATACGTTTATTAGGTATATATACCGCTCTTTTGGCATCTTTGGAAGGGTGTGCTGATAACCTATATGTTTACAATCAGCCGTTATATGTACATGTACACGGAAATGTACATTTCAGTAAACATGTTTAATTTATGTACCATTTTTGGTACACCAAATACCTAAATAAAACATAAAGTAAACCTATAGCTTGGCTAAATAATACCATTTAATATTATTTCAAAGCATATTAGCTTGCTCTAATAGTGCCATTGGTGCTACATTGGGGATGTAAAAATACAAACCCAACGTAAACCAAACCAAAGGTACTTTGAAATGATTAGTGATTTTTTGAAAGGTAAGCCCCTCTACACCACTGCCTACGTTGCAGAATACCAAGTGCACGAAAACTACGGTGCCCATGATTGGGACGGTACCGGCGAGTGCCCTAATTACTGGAAGGCAAAAGGTGGAAGTGAAAAGCTTTTGGCCACAGTACCTGCACAGGACGCAGACGTTGTTGACCACTCTGCTTTATCCATTAAGGCCAGCGACTTGGCCGACAACGATGTGTATTGGCGCGAAACGTTAATTGAAGTACGCCAGTGCAACCAAAACCCCAGCACGCTACGCAAAGTACGCGACCACTTGCGCACGCATGAAATAGATGCTGATTTTTACTACACGCGCTACCTGTACAACTTTGATTATGAGTTTGATTGGGCGGTTGCCGAACTTATCAAGCGCCGCGAAATACAGGTTGGTGTTGGGTATGGATGCGGCTACGAATTTATGAACGGGCCAATCTAATGGATACCAAAATCAGCAAGGTGCGCGCCTGTATGCACGATGGCGATTGGCAGGGAGCGTTGCGTATCTGCGCACGCTTTCCCCGCTTAGGCGAACAAAGGGGGGCCATATTGGCCGCCCACGCATGCCTTTCAAACAATGGCCGCAGCTTCTACCAGCAAATAGGCAAAGACCCCGACCTGCTACTGGAGCAAGGGGTTGACGCTATTAAGGAAAAATACTGTGAATAAAATTTTAAACGGGTTGGGGGTGGCTATATTAATGATTGCTTCCCTTGCCGCCTTTTGGGTGTTGTTCGTTTTATTATGGGCGGCGTGTGACGCTTGCCACTAACCATTAACTGCCGCTCGGTAGTTATTTCCACATGCTTAGCAACTAAATCCCTAAACTTTTCTGGAACGGCTGCAAGGGCTTCGGCTCTTGCTTCGGGGTCAAGCTGCATAATGTCTGCTGCGTAGTGCCTTGGCCATTTTTGCATTTGCATATAGGGTCACCTGTTAATAGCCACGCTTCACCACAAAACCTATCTGGCTTTATTTTTCTTTTCGGCATTATTCAGTACAGCCTCAGTAATTGCCCTGCACCAAAAATACAACTCAGAGTCGGTTTGATCGCCACGCATATAGTTAGCCCGCATGCAGATCAGCCGTATGTTGTCGGGGGTGTAGTCGCCATCGTTGTGTAAGCGGTCAATGCTGGCGTTGAGGTTACGGTGCCCAGCGTTATCGTTTTCGGGGTAACCCCAAGTCATGGGTAAACCGGTAATGGCGCACAGTCCATTTTGGGACTCCCACAGCGCCATAAGGTCATCAATGGTAATAGCCAAATGCAGCTTTTTGCGCTTGGGGTCAATGGAATGCAGCCGGTTAAGTAAAAAGCCGCGAGGGGTACTAGTACGCCTTTGAGAGTCTTTTTTCCGGCAGCCACTGCAACGTACATCCCTATACTTACCCGACAACTGGCGGTCAGTAAAAAGGGTTACATCCGTGGTTCCGCACCCACTGCATTTAATAATCTTTTTTGCCACCATAATGCGGTGACGCTGACCCCTACTTACCTAGCGCCTGTACTCCTTAGCTGCTAACCAATTTTAGGCATAGGGCCGCCACGGGTGGTCGACTCTACCGTCATGTGCTTAAGCCGCAATGCCCCTGCAAACACTGCCGCTGCTTTTTCTGGGTTCCCCTCATTACCACATGTAAAAATATCTAACGCTATAAAATTTTCTTCGGGGTATGTGTGTATAGCCATATGGCTTTCTGCCAATATCCAAACCGCCGTAGTGCCTTGCGGTTCAAACTGGTGGACAATTTCATCTAACACTGTCATCCCGCTGGCTTCTAGCGCATCCCACGCCGCATCGTTAATAGCATTCCAATCAGGCCATTTCTCTAACCAAACATCAGCGAATACAAGTTGCCCCGCGTTGCTATAACTTGTCATCTGCTTCCTCCTCGCGGAAGCCGCCCTGTACCTTGCCAAATTCATCCTTTATTACTTTGGGGTCGCCCTTATAAAACACCAAAACGTTTTGATGCATACGCCCAACCTTTCGGCTTGCGTGCATGCTTTTACCAGCGCGCAAGGGCAGGGTACCGGCTGTATTCACTAGGATAAGATCGTTCCAAAAGCTATAACCTGCCTCGGTCATTATCCGTATGGTTTCGGGTACTAGGCTTATGTAACCGCCTTTTTTACTACGCACCTCACTGGTAACAACTACCGCGAACCTGTTGGGCTTTAGCTTGGCGTAGGTTTTAGCTAAGC